AGACTTCCAGGTAACGCAGCGTCCTGGAACCGTGCACAGGAGTTCCTTCTCCATTCCCCATTGCCTCCATTGCCCAAGGATTCCCCCGTTATTAGTTAAGAGTCCGGACCCAGCAGGTGCAGCTCAGGTGAGATGAAGCTGAACTCCATTGGCGAAAACCCTAGCATTTCTCTACCATCTTGGATCTTAGTCCTGGTGCAGCAGGAGCTGCTGCCAGGGAAGTTCTCCATTACGCATTAACCGAAAGGTAAGGGTTGTGGTGCTATAGTAGTTACAGGACTCAGGTGCGCTACGGGCGTGGAACTGCGTGTGGATGAAGCTAACTTATTTTTTTTACATCTCTGGGATGAAAGTACTTGACTATCTAATAAGATGGGATTATATAGTTATCAGGGGACGAGTCCAGTCAGGTAGCTCCTGACCAATCCAGAATGTGAATAAGAGAGGCGTCTGGCGTTCCCGCGCAAAAGAAAGGAACAACATGCATATTGCATCAGAAAGAAGCACCAACCCACGGTGCGTAGACTTAGTACAACAACAGTGGAAGGACCGGCAGCAGGATCTGCGGGATCCAGAGTATGAAGCGCTCTGCTTCGACTATGTAGAACCGCATACATTCAACGACCAACCAGAAGGTTACTGGCGTTGGCAGTTCAGCTGGGGCGGGCCCAGCGACGAGCTCAGAGGATTCGTTAACGAACATAAAGAACTACATCGCTTAGAATACTGGTACCTGGACTGGGGAGACGGCGCATCCATTCAGGTAGCAGCAGACGCTGAGGCCTGGACTCAGATGCAGGAGATGGTGCACGCATCATGATCCTGCTGATTATCGCATTGCTCCTGTTTACTATAGTAGTAGCCGGAGCAGCGTTCCTGGTTACACATGTGTTCCTGGTGTATTTTTGCATCACCTTTCTCCTAGTTTTTCTAGGAGTTCTTTGACTCTAGTAGTTCCCCGCAGCTGAGTCTGCATCTCCATCAGGCTTGTAAGGTTGGTCGTGGGTTTTACTATAGTATAGTTCAGGGGACGCTACGCTTCGGGAAGCTGGTGTGGAAAAAAAAATTAATAATAAGTATTGACAAATAACATGGGACATGCTATATAGATAATATTAACTAGAAAGACGAAAGGAAAATAAAATGTCAAAAGCTGTTAATATAATTGAAGTGCTAGAAAAGGCTCAACAAAGCCCAGCTAGTGTAAGTAAAAGAAATAAACAAGCTATCATAGATGCCTATGGTAGAGCTTTAACAATGCAAAAAGTTTTAGCAGACTTTGTTAAGGTCAATAGACAATTGATGATTGACTTGTCTATGAGTGAAAATGCAAACCTATTACATGGGAGGGATTACTCAATTCATGTTACACAAAAATTGGGTGCAAAGATTGACACACAATTGGTCAAGGAGAAACTTGGCGAGATTGCGTATCATCAATGCAAAGTGCCAACGCAATACAAACAAATACAAGCTATGCCTTTATCGGAAAGCACGGTTTCGAGAAATAAGAAATCGACAATTGATGAGGTAGCAGACTTTAGAATTTCTGCGTAGTTCCGATTCTATGCCTACGCATTACCCATCACGAGCAATCGTGGTGGGTTTTTTCTTTTATAGTATAAGTCTTCGCATGCAGTCTACATTGCTGACTAATCGTTTTATTTCCCTTGCTTTTCTTTATAGTAATTCCCCGCACAAGCTCAGCTGAAGTTCCACATCGCATGACAATCGTTTCGAGGCGATTGGTCTGCTGTTATAGTAAAAGGGGGTTGGTGTGCAGTTCTGATGATAAAAAGATATACATAAATAAAGAAATAAAAGTTTGACTATAAGATAAAATGGGATTACTAATATATAAACAATAACAAAAGGAGTTATAAATGCCTGATAATAATGACGACTTAAGAAACAGATTAGCTGTTTTAGAAAACCAATTAGGATTAAGGAATAATACAGATGTTAACACTAGGAACAATAATACTAATATTCAAGACGATTTGTTTGGTAGTGCTAATAGTCTTAATTGGAAAGCTCTTTATAAATTACTAGAGAGTGAGGTAGAAGAATTAGCCTTCGATCCTAATGCCCCAGAATTTGTTAAGACTTGGGCTAGAAATCTAATAGCTAAACTACGAACAAGAGTTTCTCCTAGAGATTTAATCTAGGTAGAGAATCCTTAAGGACAGGCAAAAAGGCAGGGTATTCCCTGCCTTTTTTTATGTCTGCGGTTACCTCCGTAGCAGCGTATGAGCAGCAGCATCTCCAGACAATCCATCACCTGTGCTTCGCTTGGCTTCAGTAGTCTAAATCAACATTAGGTACTTACAACCAATCTCAACCACCACATATAGTTTTCAAAACCCCATTTTCCCCCGACCCCCCGTGTTTCGTGGGGCGGCTTCTATAAGTTGAGTTTTAGACAAATAGATAGTATAAAATAACTTTTATGAAAAAACCTGAAATTCCAACGGAAGTTTTAAAATACGAATTAAGAAATTTACAGATAAAGGTTGCAGAGGAGTCCCGTTCCTCCTACCTTACTTTTGTAAGAAAAGTTTGGCCTGACTTTATTGCAGGGAATCATCATAAAATTTTTGCACAAAAATTAGAAGATGTTTCACGTGGCAAGATAAAAAGATTAATTGTCAATATGCCACCTAGACATACAAAATCTGAATTTGCGTCCAACCTTTTTCCTGCGTGGATGATGGGTAAGAATCCTAAGCTAAAAATAATTCAAACAACTCACACAGCAGAATTATCTTATAACTTTGGTAGAAAGGTTAGAAACTTATTTGATCAACAAGAATTTAAAGATGTTTTTCCAGATGTTAGTTTATCACAAGATTCCAAGGCAGCAGGTAGATTTACAACCAATAAAGGTGGTGAATATTTTGCAGCAGGGGTCGGTGGTGCGATAACCGGGCGTGGTGCTGATTTGTTAATCATTGATGATCCTCATTCCGAGCAAGATGCTCTCAGTCAAACAGCCATGGACAACGCATACGAATGGTACACCTCGGGCCCCCGACAACGTTTACAACCAGGCGGTTCAATTGTTATAGTTATGACAAGATGGTCTACAAAGGATCTTACTGGAAAATTATTAGCAAACCAGACGAACGATAACTCTGATCAGTGGGACGTGGTTGAGTTTCCAGCCATACTGAACGATAAACCTATGTGGCCTGAGTATTGGAACTTAAAAGAATTAGAAACAGTTAAAGCATCTTTGTCAGAACAAAAGTGGCAAGCACAATGGCAACAACAACCAACCTCAGAAGAAGGTTCCATTATTAAAAGAGATTGGTGGAAAGTCTGGCCGAAAGAACACATACCTGATTTAATGCACGTTATACAAAGTTATGACACAGCGTTCAGTAAAAAGGAAACAGCGGACTTTAGTGCGATAACCACTTGGGGTGTCTTTAAGCCCGTGGAACACGGACCATTTCACATTATACTTCTTGACATGCGCAAAGGTCGTTGGGATTTTCCCGAGCTAAAAGAAATCGCTTTAGAAGAATATAAGTACTGGGAACCCGAAACAATCTTGATTGAAGCTAAAGCTTCTGGTATGCCTTTAACGCAGGAGCTACGACAATTAGGAATTCCTGTAGTTACTTATACGCCTAGTAAGGGCAATGATAAGCACGTTCGTGTTAACTCGGTAGCTCCTTTATTTGAATCAGGACAAGTGTGGTGTACAGATGATAGATGGGCAGAAGAAGTGATTGAAGAATGCGCTGCTTTCCCTTATGGTGAGCATGACGATTTAGTTGATTCAACAACACAAGCTTTAATGCGATTTAGACAAGGGAACTTTATTCAGTTGGATTCTGACTATAGGGATGAGCCGTCGTTAATAGAACCACAAAGAGAATATTATGGTTAAAATAAAAAGAGTTAAACCAGGAGATAAAGGCTTAGTTGCCGATATTCAAGAAGGTATAGAAATTGTTGGTGATTATTTAGAACCTAAAATAGATAAAGTTAAGGACAAATTAAATATTAGTCTTGCTTCTGATGAGGTAGTGGACGCAAAAAAAACAAAAAATTTTAATAAAACTCTTTCAGATGATATTTATGATGAAGCTACCGATACTTTTAATTTTTCAGCCATAATGGCAGACAGACCTCCAATTAATGAAGGAATTAAAGAGCTGGTAGAGAGTGGTAATATAAAAACTGCGGACACCATGTCACAAGATCAATTACAACTACTTTCTCTTAAAAAAGATAAACAAGATCAGATAAGAGAAATAAAGAAAAGAAGAGTTGAACAAGGTAATCTTAAAGATGCTTTAGATGCAATAGATCGTCTTTCAGTAAAACATCAATTAGCAAAACAACAAGCAGGACCTGCTGGTAGAACATCGACTCAATCTAAACCTGAACCTAAACAAAAAGTGCAAGAAATTATTTTATCCGATGGTACAAATGTTCCAGTAACTAAACTTATTGATCCAAGAGATGGCACTATAACTTCTTTTGCTTCTAATAGAAGCACTAAAGGAAAATCATCATTACAGCAACTAGCAGATAATTTTATACAATCTAAACAAGGATCTGGTTTACTTACTGAAACAAATTTAAAAACTATACCAGCCATGGCAGAGTTTGAAGTCATGTCTCATACGTTTAGAGGTATTGCAATGCGTGATCCTTTGGCAGTAAAAAAATTATTAGATAAAGATCCTGAAGTTATAGATACTTTAGTAACAGCAAGAAATAAGTTTTCTAAAGGTATGCAGGAACTACTTGAACAAAAAAAAGAAATGATGGACAATCCAGTTTTAAATCAACAACTAATAGACATAGCTAAAAAAATATATCCTGGAACTTCAGATGTTTTTATAAATAAATCAAGATTAGATTTAGCTCATATATTTCCATTTACGGAAACAGCAAGATTAAATCAAAAAAGTTCTTTTTTAACAGAAGGCGGTAATCCTAAATATTTGTATTTAGCTCCAAGTGGAGTTAATAGAAAAATTCAAATATATCTTGAAAGTAGAATTCGTGAAGCTGCTAGAAAAATTGATCAAGGTGTAAAAGTTGGTGAAGCTGAACAAAATCTTTTGAAAGCAGATGAGTTATTAACAAAATTAAAATCTTTAAGTATTGTTCCAATTGATCCTAAAAGAAGTATTATTTCTGGTGATATGTCATTACGAACTGACAAACCAGTAAAATTATCAATTGATGACTATAAAGAATTATTTAGTTATATATTAGATATGAATAATATTGAGCAAGAAGTTATGTCGGGCGTAGTTCCTAGATTAAAAGATGGTGGAGAAGTAGAAGTAGATGAAGAAATAGGAATGATGGATTACTTAACTGATAATCCATTTTACAACAATGTTATTCAACCTATTGAAGAAGCACGAGATGCCAAAACAGAAGAATATGATTTAGAGAACAATCCTCAACGAGTACTTCCTGTGATGGCAGGAGAGTTTTTAGAATTACCAGGAGAAGCATATGATGCTCTTCCTAATTGGTTAGAGGGAGAGGGTGCAATATTAAAAAATTTAGACAATCCAAACGCACCTTCAATAGCTTTAGCAAAAGCAGCCACAGGGCTTTTAGGCATGGCAACTGATCCAGTTGCACAATTAACAAAAAATATAGGTGATCCTGAAAGAATTACTACAATTCCTTATCCTACATGGGAGAAAAAAGAAGACGGGCAATATCATTATAAAGATATGCAAACTTTAGAATTAGCATCTGATAATCCTGTCGCTATAGGTATTGATTCATTAAAGGCAGTGGGGCTTGGAGCAGCAGAAGCGATTTTAGCTTTTAGTCCAATTAAGTTAATTAAATTAGGAAGAAACCCGGGCTTAGTAAAAAAAGTAGGAAAGTTTCTAGTTAATGATTTAGCCGGTCCTATAATTGCTTTAACAACTGCGTATAAAGCAGCGGACGTTATTGGATCAGAAGAAACGCAGCAACTCCATGAGGCTGTTGATACTGTTAGAGAAAAAACAGACAAAATTATAGATGAGGCAGAAATAGAAAATACACAAGACGCAGCAGACTTTGGACAATCTCAAGATCCTGGTTATGGTTTTACCGATGATTATGCAAATTCAGGATTTGCTTATGGTGGAGAGGTAACACCTGGTCCGTTTTCCGAGTCTATGCAAACAGGATTAGAAGAAGAAATAGATATAAAGGATTTAGATTTAGGACCAGCCTATGAAGGTTTTGAAGATTTAGATATTTTTGAAGAAGCTAGAAGAGAAGGTTATGAACCTGTTGAGGTAGCATTAAATCTTAATAAGGTAGTAGGTGATGTACCGAAGTGGGTTAAGCAAGGAAAAGAAAGAGTTAAGATGTATATTGATAATATATTACCTGGTCCTAACACACCGGAAACAGGAACCGATGTTGCTCTTGTAGATGACGTCGTAGAAAACGTTACACCACTGACTCGTTCAGAACCAGGACAAATTTTTTATCATCAAATGGAAGCAGAGTTAGAGCAAGGACCAAAAGTATATAATAGTGCTAAAGAGGTTTATGATTTTTTAAACGCAAGAGGGATTGGAAAAGTAGAAGTTATTGATTCCGAAATAAAACCGATGTTGGAAAAACTAGAAGGTATGGGTCAACCAATCACTAGAGAAATGTTATTAGGCGTGGTTCGTGAGTCGCCAGTCAGGAATGTTAAGTCAGCGGGATATGGATTTTTATCCGATACCTTAGATGGCACAGAAAGAGGTTTAAAATATTCTGGTTACAAAGAAGATGGAATAATACCTAATACAGACAGAGAACGTGTGTTGTATATTGATCCTAAAGATCTACGTGGTGATACTGGAAAATTACCATCTTCTGTTAGTTCACATAGTTTTGAAGAACCTTACATTATAGCTTGGTCACGGCTCTCGGACCGTGATTTAGGAGGAGCGTTTAGTGGAAAAACAGTAACGTTCGCAGACGAAATACAATCCGATATTTTTCAAGCATCACAAAGAGTAGCTGGAAGGTTAGCAGCAAAGATGCGTCATATGGCAGATAAAAATATACCGTTTGATGAAATTACAAATGAATTACAACGAGACATGTTAAAATATTTTAAAGATAAAGGAAGTGTCTTTAGAGAAAGTATGCCAAGTGCTTCCGCTCTTAAAGTAGAATACGACAAGTTAGTGTCATTACAAAATCAATTAAGAGAATTATCAAGAACACCTGTTCCTGAAATTACAGATGATATGTTAAAAGCAGCAAAAAATGTAGAAGCACAACAAACAGCTATATTAGATGGGTTAGTAGATGAGTTTAATTTACAACTAAACAAACAGCTATTTCCTAACTTACCATTTAAATTAAGAGATCAATGGGCGGATGCATCTATTAAAAGAGATATTTACGAAGCAGCATATCGTAAGTTTGTTTTAAAAGATCCAAACGCTACTGACTACTATGCAATCACACCTGCAAATTTGGTAACAAAAAGGTATTCACATCAAGGATCTACAGCAACGCCTCAAGCAGATAGAATAGCGGACAAAAAACGCAGATTAGAAAGTTGGATTAGTGGGGGTATGGAAGGTGATATAGCTGCTTCCCAATATCCAGGTGTAGGAATGTATGAATTTTATGGTGGTCCAGGAGAAGATGTTGTAACCGAAAGTGGTAAACATTTTACATCATCTATGGAAAAAACACTTAAACGTATTGCAAAAGAGAACAACGTAAAATTAGAAGTTTTACCAGTGAGAATATCAAGTGGTAAACGAGAAGTATTTCAAATTGTAGATAGAGGCACAGGTGAGGTTTTAGGTGTAGCCAACACAGGCAGACAAGCTGATGCAATTGCCAATGATATTATTAGTAATACTGATAAAAAGGTTAACGTTAAAAGAGCCGAAGAGTTTGACACAGCACCTAGTTTTGGTGTAGAATTGACGCCTTCTATGGCAGAGGCATTTAAGGCATACATGGCCTCTGGTGGCTATGTTGCAGACGAAGAAATAGTAGGAGCTTATGGCGATTGATAAAAGAATACAAAACCCCCTTTCACCAGAACCGCAAGATTTTGATAAAGGTACTGTTCCAGTTGATATAAACGGAGTTGAAATAACTGATGATGTAGAAATATTAGAAGATGGTTCTGCTATTGTTGGTGATCAAGTAGAAGATATACAAGTTGATTTTAATACAAATATTGCTGAAGTATTAGATGAAAAAGAATTAGGTAGACTTTCTTCAGAGTTAATGGAGAAGGTAGAAAACGATAAATCATCAAGAAAAGAATGGTCAGAAACATATCGTAAAGGATTAGACCTTTTAGGTTTCAAATATCAAAATAGATCACAACCTTTTCAAGGAGCAAGTAGTGTTACACACCCGATGTTAGCGGAATCGGTAACACAGTTTCAAGCACAAGCATATAGAGAATTATTACCAGCAGGTGGTCCAGTCAATACACAAGTAATTGGAAAAATAGACCCTGCAAAAGAAGAACAAGCAGAACGTGTAAAAGAATTTATGAATTATCAAATTATGCATGTGATGGAAGAGTATGATCCTGAATTAGATCAAATGTTATTTCATTTACCTCTTGCAGGTTCAGCATTTAAAAAAGTTTATTATGATGATGTATTACAGAGAGCTGTTTCTAAGTTTGTATCAGCAGATGATTTATTAGTTCCATACACAGCAACAGATTTATATTCTACAGAAAGAATTACGCACATTGTTAAAATGAATGAAAATGAAATTCGTAAACAACAAGTAGCGGGTTTCTATCGTGATGTTGATGTACAATCATTAGACAACGAAGATCGTGTTACAGAAAAAGAAAGACAAATAGAAGGTATTCAAGATACGGGAATGGAAGATGAATATACTTTGTTTGAAATGCATATTGATTTAAATATTGAAGGTATAGATAGTGACGACGGAATTAAAGTTCCATATATTGTAACAATTGATGAAGGATCTACACAAGTTCTTTCTATTTACAGAAACTATAAAGAAGATGATCCTCTTAAAAAGAAAAACAAATATTTTGTCCACTATAAGTTTTTGCCTGGCATGGGTTTTTATGGCTTTGGTCTTATCCACATGCTCGGGGGATTATCAAGAACTGCCACAGCAGCACTTAGACAACTTCTCGATGCAGGTACGTTGTCCAATCTCCCTGCAGGTTTTAAAGCTAGAGGGTTGCGAGTTAAGGACGATGATTCACCACTCCAACCAGGAGAATTCAGAGATGTAGATGCACCTGGCGGAAGTCTGCGTGAAGGCTTAATGCCATTACCTTACAAAGAACCAAGTCAAACATTATTTCAATTATTAGGTTTTGTTGTAGAAGCAGGCACTCGTTTTGCTACTATTGCTGATCAAAAAATAGGAGATGCTGCAGGATCAGGTGCTCCTGTTGGAACAACAATGGCAATAATGGAAAGAGGCACTAGAGTAATGAGTGCTATACATAAACGATTACATTATGCACAAAAGGTAGAGTTTAATATTCTTTCTAATATTTTTAAAGAGTCTTTATCTCCTACTTATCCTTACAAACCATCTGGTCAACAAGGATTTGAAATGGTTAAACAACAAGACTTTGATGACAGAATAGATGTCATACCTGTTTCTGATCCAAATATATTTTCTATGTCTCAACGTGTTACGTTGGCACAAACACAATTACAATTAGCACAAGCAGATCCTGCTTCACACAACATGTATGAAGCATATAGAAGAATGTACGAGGCACTTGGTGTAAAAGATATTGTTTCAATTTTACCAACACCTCAACAACCACAACCTTTAGATCCAGGTATAGAAAATTCTAAAGCTTTAATGGGTCAAACACTTAGAGCATTTAGAGGACAAAATCACATGGCACATATTGATGCTCACCAAGCAATGATGTCATCATTTTTAGTAAAAAATAATCCTCAAACTTTAACGTTATTAGAGTCTCATGTAATGGAACACGTTGCTTTACAAGCTAGAGAAGAAGTAGAAGAAGAAAATAGAGAAGCAATTGAACAACAATCAGCTCAATACGGAGGTCAACTACCTCAAGAAATTCAAATGCAATTCCAAGAAATTATTGAATCACGAACAGCAGAGAAGATTGTTGAAATGACAGAGGAAATGATCACAGAAGAACAAGAATATTTAGAGTCAGAAAATGCTGATCCTTTAATTGCTTTAAAACAACAAGAAATTAACATAAAAGCTATGGAAAATGAGCGTAAGAAAAACTATGATGAGGTTCGTTTAGGCTTAGATCAAGCAAAATTACAACAAACAGCAG